CAGACTATGGTGTAACATGGAATTCTGTATCTGTGACAGGGGGTCTCTGTGCTATATCATCTGACGGAACAATTATTGCTACATATCCTGGTGGTGGTGGGGGAATGATATATATATCAAGAGATACTGGAGCAACATGGACTGGATATCCTCAAACCTCTTATTATGATGTTCAACCGCGTGGAATGGCAATGTCAGCAAATGGGCAGGTCGTTATAGGAACATACGATAAAGGTGCATATGTAACTGCTAATTCAGGAACTAATTGGTATACTACACCTGACCCTGGCGAATGGTCCTGTGTAAGAATGTCGGCGGATAAGACCAAAATTGTAGCAACAAACGTAAATGTATATGGTTATATATATTTATCAACCGATTCGGGTGTAAAATGGTTACCTCTTCTTAATGCTGGCTCCTTTTCATGGACCTCTATTAGCGTCTCCAATGATTTCACCAAAATGGCCGCAACTGTCAAAAACGGTGGGATTTACTTTAGCACAAACTCGGGTGCAACATGGGCGTTAGGTACGAATAGCGATTCTAAGAACTGGATCTCTATCACAGGCACCTCTACTAACCAGATTTTGAATGCAGTAGAAGACGGTGGAACTATCTGGACCAGTAATGATTATGGTGCAACTTGGTCAGCTGTTGTGGGTCCTGGTATTAAAATATTACTCAAAGCCAAAGATTATTCTGGAACTGGTTCATGGAATGATCTAACAACTAATGGTAATAATGCTACACTAGAGAATGGTACTATAGCCAAGAATACAACCAGTAACGGTATTGTGCTTAACGGTTCTACTTCGTGGACCTTTCCTAATGTGGCTCTAAAAAAAGCTTGGACAGCATCAATGTGGTATAAGAATACTGGTGCACCTACAGGTTATCATGGTGGAGCCGGTGCTTCTGTGCTTACACAGAAATATGATGGTGCTATTGAAGCAATAAATTTATATATAGCATATCATAATGAATCTGAAAATCCAAGTTTATTTTCAGGGGGTTTCTATACTCCAGGAAATATTAATAGTTTCGGTTCACCTATCACTTTAACGAATAATGTCTGGACAAATATCCAAGTCACCTGGGATGGAACAAATCTGGCTACATATATTAATGGGTCATTGCTGGGAACAACACAGCCAGGTCATATAACACTTGATAATGGTTTAGCGTATCGTATCGGCCGTCGCTGGGACTTCACCGATTATGTAGTCGGTGAAATCGGCGAAGTTAGAATTTATAATTATCCATTAACCCAAACGAATATATACAATAATTACCTTAATTCTTACAATACCTTTATGTTTAATCCTACTAGTATATCTGGATGTCAAATGTGGTTGGATAGTTCATTAGATACAAATTTTACATTTAGTTCTGGTAATACAATTGCTACATGGATAGATAATTCAGGTAATAATAATACAGCTACAAGAGTTGGAGGTGTAACATATTCAAATAATTCAGTTGTTTTTAATGGTACTAACGGATATTTTACAACACCTTATGCAGCTGATTCTACATCAGAAAGTATATTTGTGGTTTATTCAACAAATGATTCTAGTATTAATCTCCAATCCTTAGTAGATTCAAATGCTACAGGAGGTAGACAATTTGGTAATAGAGCTGTTCCAACAGGACCATCTTTAGCAAATAATTCAATTGCTTGGATTTTAGATGGTAACTATACAATTACATCAGGAACAACCTATATAGCAGAATGTATATATAATACATCTGGAATAAATATATATGTATCTGGTAATGCATCTGCAAATAATTCAACAAATCCTGGATTTACATCAGGAACTACAACAATTGGTGCAGGATATTTTAGTTCAACTAGTGGAATATCATGGTTTCTTGATGGAACTATCTCAGAAGTTCTAATTTACAATAAATCTTTAACCACATTTCAAAGACAAGTAGTTGAAGGATACTTGGCATGGAAGTGGAATTTAAAATCTCAACTTCCTAATTCTCATCCTTTTTACAATAATCCACCCCAATATAATACTCTCAGTCCCAGTGTATTATTAAAAGCAATTGATTATTCTGGTTCAGGGTCATGGATTGATCAAAGTGGTTACGGACGTAATGCAACATTAGAAAATGGTATTATTAGTAAAAATATCGCGGGGAATGGTATTGTGTTGAATGGTTCGACTAACTGGACCTTTCCTAATGTTGCTGTAGGAAATGCTTGGACTGCATCAGTTTGGTACAAACAAACTGCCACTCCAGGCGGTGATTACCCATGTATTATCACACAAAATGATAGTGTAACTCCCAATTTAGTACTTGGTTTTGATATAGCAAATGGAACTCAATTATTAGGTGGATTCTATAATGAAAGTTGGCACAGAGGAACAGTAATACCAATTACAACTGGTTCTTGGAAAAATATTCAAGTTACCTGGGATGGTACAAATATGTCAACATATGTAAATGGAACTTTATTAGGAACGACACAACCTGGTGGTACTGCAATTAATAGTGGTGATGCATATCGCATTGGTCGACAATGGGAATCTGGGGATTACGTCACTGGTGAAATTGGTGAAGTACGTATTTATAATCGCGCTTTAGCCCAGAGCGAAGTGGTCGAAGATTACAATAGTTCTTTAACTACATTTTATAGTATAGTACCTTTTGTACCGTCTACCAAATATTTCACAAATTGTACAGGTATTGCGATTGATACTATAAATAATATATATGTAGCTACTTTTGATGATAATACTATTTATAAAATTAATCAAACAGGTTATGGTATTCTTTTTGCAGATTTTAGTTTATTTGATGTAGTTGAATTACATGGAATGAAAATTGATTCAAATAATAACTTGTATGTATGTGCAGACAATGGTAATATTTACAAAGTTGATATTTTTGGTAATATATTTATTTATAATCAAGGGGTTTCTTTCCAAAATCCACGGGGATTATGTTTTGATAATAGTGGTGATATGTATGTAGCTGATTACTCTGCTGGTACTATAGTCTATTTATATGATAACGGTACAGAATCTACTACAATTGCCAGTAATTTAAATAATCCACAAGATATTGTCTATTATAATAATAAGTTATATGTTATCAGTAACCAGGATGGAAAAGTTACATCAATTTTAACATCATCTCCATATACTAAAACAGTAATTGCAACATTAACTAGTCCTACATCGTTATGTTTAGATCAAAATTCAAATTTAGTAGTTACGGATAGTGACAATCATCTATATGGTATTAATCTTACTGACAATAGTGTATCTACATTATCATCTGATAATACAATTGATGATCCATTAGGAATAGTATTCAATTCAAATACTAAAAATTTTTACATATCTAATAATGGTGATGGATCTATTTTAGAATTTACATTAAATTCATCAGGTATTACTGTAGAATTATATACAGCACCTGGTGCTAATTTTGTTCAATCATGTGTAGTTGATTCTAGTGGTAATTTATATACGTCTTATAATAATGGTAAGGTATATCAAAATGATAATTTAATTGCAAATATAGGTACTACTACTATTGGTTTTATGACGATTGATTTAGATGGTAATTTATATATACCAGCTGGTCGAATTATATATAAAATTGTTTATTCATCATGGACAGTTAATACATACTATACCAATCCAAATGCAAGTACAAATTATGTAGCAATATTATGGACTCAATCAGGTATTTATTTATCTGACTGGTTTGCAAATAATATTCAATTAATAAGTAACACATTAAATAAGTCAGTTATTGCAACTGGATTTACTAACGAACCATCCGATATTAAAATTGGTCCTAACGGTAATATATATGTTGCGAATAATAGTAATGGAACAATTTCATTAATTAATGCAAATAATTTTGGAGTTACTACATTTAAAAGTGGATTTTCATCTTGTGTAGGTTTATCATTCGATTTATATGGTAATTTATTTGTAACTGATAATACTGATGATAAATTATATGCGGTTGATCAATTAGGATATAGAACGTTGATTTCAGATGATTTACATGCCCCGGATGGTATTTGTTATTATAGTAAAACAAATACAATATATGTCTGTAATAATGGTAACAATACTATAACTACTTTTAGTAATTATGTTACACCTATTCCATTTACTACCATACCATACTTAAATAGTAATGGTAATACTGGTAATGGTGTTATTGCTCAACCCAATGATGTATTAAATGTATTTCAAGATAATGAATTCTTATATAAAATAAATACTAATCGCATTTCTAGTCAGGTTGAAGCATATAATGATGTTTATGGTATATGTACTGATGTAAATGGTAATATTTACATTCCTAGTACTACAACAATATATATTTATAATCCATATACTGATACCTCTAGTACATATGCAACCGGATTTACTAATGCAGTAAGTGTATGTATTACAAATGACATGGAAATATTGTATGTTACAGATGTTGGTACTGATTCCTTAATTAAAGTAACCAATAATGGTAGTACGTTAAATGCAATTATTAATACTGGTTTAAATAATCCAAATGGTGTAGCATTAGATTCAAATGATTTCATATATTTAGCCGATACAGGAAATCATAGAGTATTAAAAATAAATCCTACTAACTATACTTATATTGTTTTTGGTATAAATAATATGTATGATGCACCGTTTAGTATTGCATTTTCACCTAATAATAATTTAATAATGTGTGATCAAGATACTGATAACATATACAATATTGATTCTTCTGGATTTTCTACATTAATTTCATCTGAATCTAATTTAATTTCAGGTTATGTAACAACTGATTTAAAAAATAATATATACATATCTAATTTTACGAATGGTTCTATTATCAAAATACCAAAAATTGTATCTGTAACAGATCAACAAGTTTTATTACTCCAAGCACCTGATTATGCTAATAATATCTGGTTAGATCAATCAGGTAGTAACAATAACTGTGCATTAAATACAGGTAATATTACAATAAATCAAGTGGGTAATGGATTAATATTAGACGGTAGTAGTTCATTAATATTAAATGATTTACAATTAGGTAATGAATGGAGTATTGGAATATGGTATATGGATATGGGTACAAATTTTACAAATAATTTACCAATTATAACTCAACAATTACATAATAATACAATCAATGCATTTATTGGAGCACATAATGGTGATGTAACGACTGGTTATGTAAATAATAATGTATATAAAATATCTAATGATATTTCATTACCAGTAGGACAATGGATAAATATTCAACTTACATGGAATGGTTCAAATTTAATCACCTATATCAATAGTATATTATATAGTACAACTAGCATAGATAGTTTTTCTAGTTCATCCGGATATTCTTATTTAATAGGTACAGATGGTTCTAGTAATTATATTACTGGTGAATTAGGTGAAGTTAGAGCATATAATTATGCTTTAACAGCACAACAAGTTGCAACTAATTACAATACTACTTACTTAACTTATTCAAAAACCCCATTTACCGTCTTAATTGATACACCTATTACATTTAATGGTTTTACTTTTAGAATATCTGAACAACAAAATATAAATTTAAGAGCAAATTTATTTAGTAGTATGCAACAAACTGAACCAGTATTTATTATTGATTTGGGAGGTTGGACTGATAATGTAAATATATCTGTTTTATATTTATTTGATACTGTATCTAAGACATTATTAACAAGTATATCTGATTTTTATGGTGATAATTTGATTGGATTTTATGCAACATTCTCATATCAATTTAAACAAGCTCAAAATTATTTAACTATTTGTACTACAAATAATTTATCAACTGGTATTTCATTTGTAATTTCAGAACCATTAATTGTTACACCATCGCTAATTTTAAATTTATCATCTAATGATCCATTAAATAATTGGGGATATTTTAATATTCCAATGACAAAATCATTTATATTATCTAGTTACTACAATAATAATCTTGTAAATTATTTGGATTATTATTCTACAATGCAAGTCTATTATGCAGATAACAATTCATTTGATAATTTAACATTAATTGATAATGCAGCATTAACCAATATAAATGGTATAGTTACAGTAAATTTAAAATTTATATATGATCCGATATTAATTAAATCAACTACATTATATTTTTATTTTACATATTCTAATAGTCCTAATATAGACAATACATTTATTACGAATGAATATCTATTTTTTGATAAATCAAGTTTAAATTTTACATTAGATCACTACAATTATTATAGTAATTATATTCTAAATACTAATTTTTTAAATAATATGGCATTAACAGGTGATAATTCACTATTTGTGTATTATAGTAAAGATGATCCTACATATAGTAATAACAATTATGCAAATCAAACATATATAACCAATGTATCTAACTATAGTAATAATAGTGGATCTTTTGTACTTAATTTACCTGTACCCAATATAGGTGATTATTATATAACAATATCAAATAGAGGTCCTAATATTTTAAGAAATTCAGTAATAAATTCAGTAAGAAATTCAAATGATATTAATGTTAACATTGCACTACCAATATCTGTAAATATACTTAATGTAAATTTAAATCATTATTTTGGATATTATCAAAGTACTAATAATTATATTGGTGCATTAGGACCATATAATGGTGAAATATATCCATTCTCAAATATTAGAATATTATATGGTATTAATGATATCAATGATACCGATGATTTAACAGAATTAGATAGACCATTAGTAATTGATAATAAATTTAGTTTTAATTTTGATAATTCTATATTATTATTACCATCAGTACGTCTTTATTTTACAGCAGATTTTAATCAAGTTCCAGCAATGGATTCTTTTACTAGTACTTTAATTAATTTTTATCACAAAGAAACAATCACATTTACCTTAGATCATTATGATAATAGTTCACCTAATTATACATTAACTTGTACAAATTGGGATTCAATTTTGAATGGATTTTCACCAAAGAATATTAACATATTAGATTCAAATAAAAATAATATTGGATATCCACCTATTCCAATTATTATTTCATTAAATAATAATGTATGGTCTGGTAATTTTACATTTGATTTTAACTTTTTAGATTCAGGATCATATTATATTGAATTTATTGATTATATTATTCCAACACCAATTATCGTCAAGTTAATTACTCCTCATTTTATTTTACAACATAGCAATAACTTATGGTTATATGGTAATGATTTATCTACAGTTACTGTAACATTATCTAGTTACTATCCTGAAGTTTATTTGTATTATGGTTTTACCAACAAATCTTTTTACAATTTAAATCCAATTGGTAAAATAGTAGATCCATCTAATAATACTATTACTTTTAATACAATTGCAGTAGATAGTGACACAATATATTTATATGCATCAACCGGTCCAAATTATACAGGGGTGTTAAGTATACCATTACCATTTTCATGTGTAGATCTATCCACTATTAATATGTCACTAGATCATTATGATACAACAACCAATGTATATAATGTAAATATTACTGGTTATAATAAATTGTTATTAAATCAACCATTAAATATACTAGCTAACCAAAATGATATTGGACAAACATTAACTATATCGAGTGCACAATTTACATATACATTCCCCCCATACAATATATATAATTTAGTATTATCTAATACTAATATTGGTATTTCTTATAAATTATTAAAAAATATTTATAGTTTTTCATTAAATTCAAGTATAAGTAATTCCACATTATATCCAGGATTAAATAACATATTATTAAATTTTTCAATTCCAGGGTTACCATCTAATTTATGTGTTGCAGATTTAATATCAAGTGGTTATATTAATATAAATAAAAAAATAACAATAGATACAAATCAATCAAATATTAATATATATAAATATCAAAATGATGGATTCACTATTTTAAATGAAGAAAGTAGTTTTATACATACGAATACATATACATGTTCTTTTGTTGTAACACATAATGGATCTAATTCATATTTAACTACAAATTGTAGCTTCCATGGTGGTAGTGGTCAGATTTTCAGATGGCAACCTCAAGATAATAAATATTTTGATACTAATTATGGTAACTTTCAAGCAGGTGTAAAATATTTAATAACGTTTACTTATGATGGAACAAATTATAGATTATGGATAAATGGTATTTTAATCAATACAATTAATGATACTATGGGTATGATATCATGTGATTTATCCATACAATATGATAATGTTCAACTTCATGAATTTATATTTAATGAAACATATCTATATGATGATGAAATCTACAAAATAGAAGCATATTTAACGAATAAGTGGGTAATAAATAATACTAGTACAAATCCATATTTAAATGATATAATAATATTTTCACCTAATTCAATAGATCCTGATATTATAAATTTTAATACTATTGATGGTGTGATAAGTATTTCTCATTCAATTCCAGGAACATTAATAAATCCAGTATTAACTTTAAATCCAGATATATCTACTAATTATATAATTACATTAGATGATTGGAATTCAGACATAACTACTGTTTACCTATATGGTGGTACTGATAATAAATATCATAACAGAACTATGTTAGCTGAATTAAATGTGACATATGATAACAATAAATATTATATTATAGTTACTATTAATCCATTACCAGATAATTATTATTATAGTATAAGAGATACAAATGCAGATATATTTAATTTTGATTTACGTGTTTCTAATCCAAATAATTATTTTAAATTAAAATTAACTAATAATATTGTAGAAACTTCACCATCTTCAGGTGTATTAAACAAAAATAATAAAATAATATTAACTTTACCCGAAATACCAACCACTGAATTATATGTATATACATGTGAATCATTGTATACTACTGGTGTTGTAGGTTCAGGTCCAAGAGATTTAACATTTAATACTATATTAAATAATCAAGATATTGAACAAGAAATTATAATTAATCCAACTAAATTACCATTATATTTCATAATATCAAATGAAAATAATTATTATCGTAGTAATATTTTTACTGAACAAAATTTAACCTTACTCAAAAAAACAAAGTTAAATGGTATCATTGACGATCTAAATAAATTTACTATATTATTAGGTAATAATTATAAAAATATCCAAATAAATAACTCTAATATAATAATAAAACATGTTATAATACAAGATAGGATAGAATTTAGCTACGATCCAGGTTTTGAATTAAATGCTACATTTACCGTGATTAATAGTAAATCAAACGAAATATATGAGATAATCGAAGTTAAATTTATTGATCCTAAAATATAATTAATAAACTAATATAAATAAATTATTCTAATATTAATTCAATGAGAACTAATATTACAAATAACTTGATTCCAAATAATTATTTTATTCGACGTAAAAAACCAATTTACGTTGATTCTACTGATAGGATATACATACAAAAATTTGGACATAATTGTACTAACCTAGAAATAGTATATAAAAATCAAACTAATACATTTATAAATCAAAATTTAAAAGATGTTGATTTATCTGATAATCAACCAACAGAAATAAATGGTATCATATTTAATTCTGAAATTTCTGTTCAATCTAAAATAAGTGCAACACATTATTATAACAGAGGTACATGGAAAACACTGAATAATAATTATTTATGTGATGATATTAATAACATATTGGTTGAATATCCGATTAAATTAGTAGAACCTAATTTAATTCTTGTTAATAATGAAGATTATTCATTAACATTTAATATTCAAGATTCTACTATATTTAATAATAATGATACATTTACTGTCTATTTAACACCAATTGATTCAAAATTAAAATTATCCTATGTTATTAAAAATAATGTTATTTTTGATTCTACTAAAAATCAGTATACAATTACATTTAATTCCTCTGTATTTTTAAATCCAAATTACGGTCCAGCTAATAGTAAATATTATCTTGCTATACGATCAAATATATCAAATAAAATATTTCTATCTGATCCATCTAGACATGTTTTTGTAACTGCAACTAATGTCAATAATAGAATTACATTTAATTCTAACTATCAAAATTTAAATTATTATACCCATCTAAATGATAATATATTAATAAATTATAATCTTAATGGATTAACACCTAATACATATTTTAATCTTAAAATTACTGATTTACATGACACAGTACCTATTTATTATTCACCGCCAATTTTATATAATAATAATAATTATAATCAATCTATATTGATACCTAATGATATAAATAATCATAAATATAATTTAAGTATTGAATATAATGGTCTTGATTTAATTGATTTGAAGTCTGATATTGTCGTTGATTTGAAATATAATTATATTATTAATATTTTAAATATTAATCAACTTCAAAATATTACAAATGTATCATCTTTTAATGTAAAATTATATTTTGATCCATCTTTTATAAATACAGTTGTAAATATATCATTGGATAATTATTTTATTAAAAATGATATTATTACAGTTGATAATTATTATAATTATATATTACCTGTTAAACTAAACGATACATTTGATTCTGGTAGATATAATATTAAAGTTCAAGTGTGCGGTGATAGTAATTATTGTGCTAAAAGTAATGAATATATTTTTGTTAATAATCCAAATAAATTTTATTCGCAAATAATGCCTAATTTTGGGTATAATAATATTCCTTTTTCTTATGATAAATTGTATAATTCATTAAAATTAACTGGATATTATATAGTTCCATATGGAGTAACTCAATTAGATATAAATATGATATATAATGGTATTCATATTACTGGACAGATAACCATCCAGGCTAATTCATTGGTTTATTTAGACTATGGAATTTTAATGGTAAATAATAGAGAAATAATCAATATTACTACCGGAAATTATGTTATTAATCGAATTATTAATTATTCAAATAATTCAACAAATGATTCAAATCTAATATTAATAAAATATATTTGTGAGACGGGATACATTATTAAATTATTAAATTGGGATTCTACTATTACATCTGTAAATTTAAATACTAGTAATAATGAAGATGGGTTAAATCTTGTTTCTTTTGGTAATTATATTGTTAATTATAGTTCAGTATATGGATACTATGTTAAAATAGATCAAGTATCTATGAATTTTAAAGGAGAATTATATATATATTGGGATTCAATTTATTTAGATAAATTGACTATAATTGATTACCCTATAAATTTTGGTTTAAACATGGTATCTAATTTAAATAATGTTATTAATATAAATAGTGTAGTATCTGGTACAATTATTGTAAATAATTACAATGTTGATTTTCCATTTATAAATACATTTGACTTGTATTTTGTTGATGATTTATATGGTAATAATACATATTACTTAACATCTATTTCTAATAATAACAATAATATATTATTATTTTCATTCACATACTTTTTAAATAGTGTAGGAACAAAATACTTAATGATTAAAGGTAATAATAATAATTTTATTATTAATCAAATAATAGAAACACCTATATCTGTAATTGAAGCTCTTCCAATACCTACTATAGTATCAAATTTCAAATTAAATAAAGCTTCTACATTATCTGTACCATTAACTGCTGTTGAACCCGAAGTTATTATTGGTGTGTACACTACATTTGATACTCCACCAAATAAAACAACCCCATCTAATTTTTTACAAACATATGGGTTATACACTTATAATAATGTACCATCAATATTAGGATCTAGTTATTCAAATTACAATGGATATTTATTATTACAATGTGATTCAATATCTAATGGTGTCTCACAAACAAATACTACATTAAATACATTTACTAATTTTTTAATAGCACAATTAGCTAATAAACAAATTAATTTAATTACAGTACCTGCTATATTTAAAGATGTATATACAACAAACAATTTTGTTACTGATAGTCATACATTTGAATATTATAACAATACTATATTTAACAATGAAGAAATTAATAAACAAGCAAGTTTATGTACAAATGTTGTTCAAAATGGTCAGTTAATTAGTGATATTGATACAATTAAAGCTAATTTCTTACAATCATATAATAATGAAATTAGAAATTATACTGGTCAAAATGCACTTAATAATCAAGTTGCACAACTTTCAACAAATACAGATAATCCACCTAGATTTGCATGGATCGAAAATTTAGGTCATTATATTGCTCAATATTTCCAATTATCAATTAATAATGTTGAGATTGAGAAAATTACATCTGATTGGATTAATATTTGGAATGATATTAATATCAAATCTGGTCATAAATCTGGATATAATAAAATGATTGGTAACGTACCTGCTCTAACTGCATATACACCTAATGTAATATCAAAATATAAATTAAGAATCCCATTACCATTTTATTTTAATAGATATAATACAGCTGGATTAAGTATTCCATTAATTAGTTTATTGCACAGTGATGTAAAATTAACATTACAAATGGAACAATTACAAAATTTAATTATATCTGATCCATTAACTAAATTTGTCACATCAGGTAGACCCAAATTAAATCTTGAATTAAAATATATTTATTTGGATAATGATGAAAGACGAAGATTTGCAACAAGTAAACATGAGTATTTAATAGAACAAGAAAATTACCGTAATTATAGTCACTATGGTACTTCATTTAATACTAAGTTAAATTTTATGCAACCGGTTAAAGATTTGTATTGGTATGCTCAACCAAAAGCAAATACATCTAATATTAATAGTAAACAATATTACAATTATACAAATAGTAAATATTATATTAATCCTGCAAATTATGATCGTTATGATGAAGTCAATCCAATTACTACTTTATCTAAACAAATGTTTGCTAGTTTATATACTGCAAATCCTAATGTAGATTATATACCATTATCAACAAATAATTTATTAAATAAATATAATATTCCATTTTCTACTAAATCACCAATCAATAATACTATTTTAAGATTAAATGGTCAAAAGAGATTTGACGAAGATAGTGATTTAACACAATTGGTCCATTTCCATAAATACACTAATATTCCCCAAAGTGGTGTCCATGCATATCCATTTTGTTTATATCCTAATGAATATCAACCATCTGGTTCATGTAACTTTTCTGCGTTGGGTGATGCATACTTTGAATTAGATACGGATGATGGGGCTTATAATGTGGGGATTATTGCAAGAAATTATAATTTGTTGAGGATTATGAGTGGTCAAGCGGGGTTGGGGTTTGAATTATAGTGACGAAGTTACGATAATTCTACTGGTGTTTGAATTATAGTAACGAAGTTACGATAATTCTACTGGTGTTTGAATTATAGTAACGAAGTTACGATAATTCTACTGGTGTTTGAATTATAGTGACGAAGTTACGATAATTCTACTGGTGTTTGAATTATAGTGACGAAGTTACGATAATTCTACTGGTGTTTGAATTATAGTAACGAAGTTACGATAATTCTACCTTTGGTTTGAACTCTAAATATGCTTAGCCTTAAAGGCTATAGTTCTATTAGAACTAAGCATATGTAAGAGTTATTACTGGTGTTTGAATTATAGTGACGAAGTTACGATAATTCTACCTTTGGTTTGAATTATAGTGACGAAGTTACGATAATTCTACCTTTGTGTTTGAATTATAGTGACGAAGTTACGATAATTCTACCATCAAAATTATAAAAATATATTATATATTTATAATTTCTTTATATATTCTTTTTAGGAAAATATAATTTTGGAGTATACATACATTTACCACCCTCTGGGAAATATATTCCTGTTTTACATGTAAATGTAGTAGATTTAAGTTTATTATCTTCATAATTACTTTCAACTGATGGATCCTCAAAACACGCGTGTCGTGCTTGAGCAGTGGGACCCATTAAGGTAGACAATTGAAGAATAGCTGAGCCGGAAATTATATCAGTACTACTAATAGTATTATTTCTATCAGTTCTTATAGGAATTGTACCATTATTACATGTTGTTGCAACACACATTTCAACTTTATTACCAGTTACAATTGATTCATATTTAGATCTCTCTGCAGAAGATGCTTTACTATCTAAAGGATCTACATTTATTAATATTTTTTTAAACCCAGTTTCACAAGTCAAAGAAGACATTTCTTTGAAGACATTTCTTTATATATATATATATATATATATATATATATATTTTTTTTTAGTTAAAGAAAAAAACAATAATAATAATATGGTCAACGGGGCAATCCAATTAGTAGCATACGGAGAACAAGACGTATATTTAACTAGTAAGCCTGAAATCACTTTTTTTAGTGCAAGATATAGCAGATACACAAATTTTTCTAGAGAATCAATACCTCAATACTTTAATTTAACACCTAATTTTGGAAATCGGGTAACAGCAGTTCTATCAAAAAATGGTCATATGATTGGGAGTATATTTTTGAACGTAGTCCTACCGGCAATTCCTTCAACTTTCAATAACGTACCTGTATTTGTAGCCTGGTCTAGGAAAATAGGTTTAGCATTAATAAAAACAGCTGAATTTGAAATAGGTGGGCGTATTATAGATCGCCAATACGGTGATTGGATGAATATTTGGTTTGAATTAACTAGATACAGAGATGTGTATAAAATGATGGGAGATGTCCCTGAAATATATGAATTTTCTGCAGGTAAACCTTCCTATAGTGTAAATGTACCATTATTATTTTCTTTTTGTCGTGAGTTTATGCCAATTCCTATTATTGGTATGTATCATTCCGATATTAAAATACACATAGAATTTAATACATTAACGGATTGTTTATTATATGGACCTACGTATTCTGTAAAAGTCGATAAGAATATAGTAAATTATAATTTTGGAGAATATGTTAGTCAGACCCAAGGAAATTCTACTGTTTACATGAAATATTTATCCTTTGATCCAATAGCACAAAATTTAAATTATTTAAAAATAAATAATAATACTAATTTTCTTATTACACAGGGATTAAATTCTAAATTAACTGGTTTAGATACAAATTATAGTACTAATGTCATGGGTGCAGAAACTACCTATATCAGTAAATCATCTACATTAAGTTTTTTGCAAAATTTAACAATTAGTAGTGCGTGTCTTTACGTAGATTATTATTATTTAGGTGATGAAGAAGCATTAAAATTTTCACATGTTAATACAGAAATTTTATTTGAATATTTACAATCAGATACGGAAAGAACATTATATAATGCAGCAAATTCTATTAATCTTGGTTTTATACATCCAACCAAAGAGTTATTTTTTAGAGCCCAACCTGAATATCTTGTATTAGGTGGATTAAGAGATTTTTTTAATTATACAGATGGTATTTTACCTACTAGTAAATCATTGATTTTACAAGGTGGGATTTTATTAAATGGTAAAGATCGTGTTTCCATGAGACCTATTAATTATTTTGAATTATTAGAAGTATTACGTGATCATACCAGATCACCCAGTCCAGGTGTCATGGTTTTTTCATTTGCTTTTGCACCAGAGAAATATCAACCATCTGGGGCATGTAATTTTAGCAGAATTGATGATATTTCATTACAATTAGTGTTAAGTAGGAGTGTATCGTATGAGAATCCAGCTAGACTAAGGGTGTATGGTATGTCGTATAATGTGTTAAAGATAGAGAATGGTAGGACACGGGTGGTTTTTGATCTGTAGTCTTACTATCTATTGTATTCGTAGAATCTGTGAAAATTATTACTTTAATTATTCTATTATCATCTAGTTTAATATAAAGTATAAATACTACTTAAAGTAAGTGTAAAAATGAGTAAAGGTTATATATATTGTGTATCAACGCCTGCAAATAATGATAGATGTAAAGTTGGTGAAACATTAAGAGGAATTGAAGATAGGTTAAAAGGATTAAATACCACATCAGTATCTGAAAATTTTAAATTAGATTATTATATTGTCGTCGATGCTGAAAAGAGATATAAAATAGAATCTGCAATTCATAATGATATTATTACTGAAGGATATAGTAGATTTTCTGGTAAAGAATTTTTTAAATGTCAACCTAATGATATTAAACATATATTTAAAAATTATGGTGATATTTATACTACAATTAATGAACATAAAAATTTTGAATTAAATGAAAATATTAATATTTTATTATCAAAATCATATAAAAAATATAAATGTGAAAAATGTAATAAAGAATTTAATAGAAAGAGTGGATATGATTCACATATTTCTAGAATAAGATCATGTGTCAAAGATAATAATATAAATAATGTATGTGAATATTGTAATAAACATTATTCAACAAGATTTAATCTGAATGCGCATCTTAATAGTTGTAAAGAAAAATTGTCAAAATATGATGATCCACAATCTCAAATAGAAGAATCAAAAAAAATGATATTTGAATATCAAAGAAAATTTGAAGAACAACAAATTAAAATAGAAAAACAACAAAAACAAATAGAAGAGTTATCCAATGGCACCAAAATTAATTATCAAATAATAAAGAAACGTTTACCATCTAAAAATATAGTTATCAAATATAGTTACAAAAAATTAAACTCGTAAAGAAGATAATTCATCAATTATTCTTAATTTGTTGAAATCAATAGCATACGTAAGTGCGGTTTTACCGTAAATATCTTTTAGGTTAATATCAGACCCACTAGCAATTAATTCTTTAACTATTATTAAGTTGTCATTTGTAGATGCTAACATTAATGCAGTTCTACCATTATTGTCACCAGCATTACAATCTGCACCATGAATAATTAATTCTTGTAAATTTGGTAAATTACCAATAAACGCTGCATACATCAACGCAGTATAACCAGTATCATTTTTTGCGTTGACATTTGCACCAGAAATTATTAATTCATTTACTATTTTTGGATGATTATTATTACAAGCAATCATTAATACAGAATAATTTCTATTATCCATTGCATTAACATCTGCACCAGAAGCAATTAATTCTTGAACTATTTCTAATTGATTTTTATTAGAAGAATAATCAGATGCATACATTAATGCAGTATTACCTCTATTATCTTTTGCATTAACATCAATATTATATATTAGTAATTCATTTACGATTGTTAATTGATTATATTCAGATGCATACATTAATGCAGTTTTACCACTATTGTCTTTCGCATTAATATCAATATTATATATTAGTAATTCATTAACTCTTAATAAATTACCTGTTCTAGATGCCTCAAAGATATTCATTTTATTTTTTATAATATTTTTAAATTATTATAAAAAAAGAAATCAATTTTAATTATCATCTTCAATTTCCCCCTTATTATCTTTTGTAAATTTTTCAAAACCACGTGAAACAAAGTATTCTACATCATGAAAATTATTAAATTTTAAAAGAGATTTGTTACCACCACCCGCTTGGGTTAATTGATTTAATTCTTTTTCTAAATTAGGATATTTTTTGGCTTCTTCTTCTATTTCTTTGGCTTCAGTATATTTTTCTAATGCTTTAATAGTATTAATAATATTAGTATTTACTTTACCATATTGATCAATTATTTGTGAATTTGAATCTTCTATATTTTGTAAATGTTGGATTGTTATATTCTTGTATAATTTATCAGGATGTACTTCCTCTATTTTTCTATAATTATTAAATAAAGTATTATTTTTTAATAAATCTTTTTCGATTCTCTTTAGTGTTTCAATATCATTTTCAATGACAGTAATATCTGCTTCATTCATTGATTTATTAATAGATTTGAAATAACCAACCATTTTTCTTAAGAAAATTGTATATTGTTTTGATGTGAAACATGTTTCTTCTAAGTCTTCTGCATTTAAATATTCATTATCCTTAGGTTTAGGACCGCAGTTATAATTAGTATTAATTCCTTTTTCTTTATTAATATTATAATTTAATACACATTTTTCCCACATTTTTAATTTTGAACCACCAGATTGAGATAATATTAATTTAATTTTTCCAAGTTCGGTAGTTGGTTCTTGTGTTTTCTTCATATTATCAAAATTTGCATTTTGAATATCTAATAAATTTTGATATTTTTTATTAAAGTATTCTTGTAATTTGTTAGTGTAAGCACCACGAGTTACATTACCTAATTTTTCGACTTTTATTTCATTTGGTATTTTATCTTTAATACGATCATTATCTTCTAAAGTTAACATACTTGCATTATCATTAATAAAATCAATGACTCGTCTATCTACTGAACTAGGAACGGGTATAGTTAAATAAAATCTTGCAATATTGTATTGATTATCTCTAATTTCTTTAGATGCTAATTTTTGTTCTAATAATTCAACTACCCAAATATTTGTATTATCCTTAATGTGTCTTGTGTTATCTTTAGTTGGATTAGGTAGTGCCTGGTACTCTAGTATTTCAGCTAACATTTGTCCAGGTGAAACCGCACCACCTTTTTGAACATTATGTTTTTTTATTGATTGAGTTTTTAAAAATGTAGATATATTCTCAATATTTTTATTAATTTTTTCATCTATGGTTTTATCTATTTTTCCACCTGATTGTTTTTCCATATTATAATACACTATTTTTTTTAATAAATCAACATTTTCATTCAATACATTTATTTTGGTTTCATAATTAGGTACATCTTTTTGTAAATCAGATTTAACTTTATCTGTAAAATTAAATACATACATTTCAGGTATTGTTTTGATATATTCTGGATTAATTATTTTTTCAAATTCCATGTCTGATTCTGTAAATTCATTATATATAAATGAAACCATAATATTAATTATATCACTACCATTTAATATTTTGGGATTACCATTATCTTTTACATTATAAAAATAATACATTGCAATATCAGCTAAGATATTATCTTTACTATTTAGTAATAATTTTGTAATTTCTTGTTTTCGGGATTTTGAACCACCCGTTTGAAATTTTGGGGTTATTAATCTTCTGGTTAATAATTTGGGCTGTTCAATTATAGTATAATTACGAGGATTGAATAATTGTTTTTTAGGTGCTAGTACTGGTGCTACCGCTACCGAAGGTGCTAGTACTGGTGCTACCGCTACCGAAGGTGCTAGTACTGGTGCTGGTGCAGGTGTTGCTACCGAAGGTGTAGGTACTGGTACTGGTGCAGGTGCTAGTACTGGTACTTTACGCAATTCAGATACTTTTGGTATTTTTAA